TCTGTTTTTGCAATCGCAAGCTGGTCGTATTTATGAGAGAGAGCAACAACGGGGTTCCGAAGGTAGTTATCAATTTTTGCCCCCTTTGGCAAAACAACGTCCCGGCTTCTATCTGGACTCGCTGTAGATATTTTTACCGTTAATACTCGGTCAGTGTCACTGGCCTTCGTTTCGGTTTGAAATACTTTGCGAACTAGGTTACTCATGGTGTATTAGTATTTTACTAGGGTGATTCATGTAATTTATACATTTATGAAGTTATCAGCTTTCTAAGGATAGCATATACCTTAGTCCCGATCTGCACAATCTGTGTTAATTCCCAACCCTGCCGAGTCTTGTTATCAAGCGCAGTTTTGATCTGCGCCATCGTAAATCCAGAAGGAATCTCAATAATGTCACTCTGCCATCTCATAGTGGGCTAGTTGTAACTAAGTATAACTCGTATCGTTTTGCCATAGTAGAAAGTTTAATATCTCCCCAAACTATCGCCCCAGTGATGAGAGCCTTAAATTGAGCATAAGTCTTATCTATCCGAACTGTCGTTTCCGCTAAAGCAAGACCGCTTATCCCAACGCAAGAGCTTTTGTAATTAGTCTCAAAATCGGTTTTGTCTAAATTATTTTGGGTAATATCAAACCCAATCAGTCCGTTAATATCAGTATAAATCATGGTTGTATATAAATAATTCATTATGGTGTTTCGTAGAAAAATAAATAATAGGTTGCATCAATCACTTGTTGTAAATTGTTCAAAACCCTAAAAAGGTATTTTGTATTTGGCTTTAATATAATCTGATAAGGCGTGGTATAGGAAGGGGAAATATAGGTTTCCCAGTCGGTATGAACAAGATAGTCCACCCGTTTGTCGCCAAAATTAGTTACTGTCGGCTGGGTATAAATAGCGTGGGCAAATACCTCGGTACTATCTCGCTTATTATTCCAAGGATAAACCTGCGTCCCATTGGCACTTGTGACCACATTTTCGTGAAAAGTCGCCTCCACAAATCCAGAAGCCGAAGTCCTGTTTACGTTGACCGATATATCCCGAATTATCAAATGTGTGCTTCCTGTAACGATAAGTACATCAATAGTTGCTAGTTTGGCAACGGCCAAAACGCTTGCGGGGGTATAACTCCACGCCTTACCTTTAGAAACAAGGTCGTTTTCCACTCCCGCTGCAACGATTGTCAACTGGTCTATGGCGTGTTGGTCGTGAACTAGTTGTTCAAGGTCCGTATTTACTTCTCCTCCTCTAACCCCGTCGGGAGAAAAAACCGATATATCAGCCGTTGGTTTCAATATATCCGCCATATTTATACCTCCACTCCGTTAATCCAAGCGTAAAGGTCTGCGTTAGCATTGTCTCTGTTAGTAACAATTACTAACACCTTATTGCCAGCCGCAACCTCAATCGCTTGCGGGAATTGCCACTGTACTTCGCCGGAAGCGGTGGATACAAACCCCACAGCCTTTGTCACTTCCGAAGCGGCCGGGCCGGTTTTTAATTCAACTCTGGCCTTGCCACTTGCGGCGGCCTGTACCGATTTTAGTAAAAGGGTTTTCAGCGCAGTAACGGTGTAGTCAATCACTGTGGATGGGGTTCCAGGTACGCCAGCAGACACCGTATCAAACTCGTGTATATCGGTTCCAACCGTGGCCGATACTTGGTTTACGTTAAGTGATCCATCTGGATTGACCTTTAGTTCGTTGTCATTCCCGTCTGCTACATTGACCTTACCCCGCCCTATTAAATCAATGCTCCATTTATTCGTTCCCGCAGAGTCTACAACTTTGGCAACAACATCACCGTCTGTTTCTGTTCTTACTGGTAGTGAGCTATCATAATCCGCCATAGTTATTTATTTGTCACCTCCCCCTAGTATAGCAAGTTCCTTTTCAGTCTTGCCTATCTCCTCAATTATACTGATTAATGTCGTTTTGCTTATGCTGATTTTTTCTTCTAATTTAAGAATGTCTAACTCCACCATTGTCCGGCTATGTACTTGCCCAGCAAGTCGTGCCTCTAGTTCCGCCTTTTTAATCTGGTTAGAACTCATATAGGTAAAATCCTCCAGTAAAATCGTGGTTTGTATTCTTTTGGTTTTCAACATATAGCGTAAATATATCTCCCTCTACCGCTAGTATTTCAAGGCTTTGACTTACGTTCCGTTCTGTCCAAGCATTACGGGCTTGCCAAATCACCGTGCCGTTTTTCTTCATCCTAAAAATAGCATCGGTTCCGCCCTCGCCCCAGACAAACTTTAGGAGTCCCCGTGTATTCGGAGTATTATCAGGAATCGTATAGGTGCAGACCAGCGTTTCTGTAGCCGGAACTCCTACTACCGCACCGTATTTATGAACCGCCTTTTTACCAGTTAAGTTTTCCAAATCATCCAGGGCGATGTTTAGGGTATCTACCGAGATATTTACTTCCAAATTCTGCAATTCGGTCAGGATGTCATTCAGTACTTCCATTATGTCGGCTAGTTCCTGCGCTGATAATCCACTCGTTTGAATTATCTGGTTGAGGGCTGTGTAGAACGCCTTGCCGTCCGATAATCGCACCGCAATAGGTTTCGTGGGGTCTGTCGGCCCGACCAGTCTCACGTTCTGTAGCTGTTTCCGTATCGTATCTCGGATAGGTTCTGCCACCGTCTGTTTCAGGGTTTCCGCCAATTCGCTTACCTGTACCTCTTTTACCGGCTCTGGATATTCGGGAAAGTTGGATACCTTGACCTCTGTGACGGGCTTCGGCTGGTTTGTTACTTCTACCTTGTGTGTTTTATTTCCTAACTCCGACAAGAGTTTGCCAACCCTGTCAAACTTCTCCGATAGCCTTTCAGTTTGAGTACGGACTTCTTCGGTTGTAAGTCCTTGTTTTTCCAACAAACTTCGGTATGAGTCTAGTATGCTTTTCCCCTGCGTCTTTACCAAAAAGAATAATTCCAGAACTTTGTCCTCGCCTAAAACTTCGTTTAGTTCCGTAAGCAATTTTTTTTTATCATTATTCGCTTTTTTCATAGACCTGTTCCAAAGCCTTAGCCCTCAACTTTCGGAGGTCGCCTAACAACTCCCCCCGCTCGGCTTCCGCTTTGGCTTTGGCCTCTGTCAATAACTCCGCAGCTCTCTTCTGGGCGGACTCTAGTATACTAGAGCTTTCGTCCATCGCCTTTTGTTTTTCCTGGGTCAATTCGGCTTTAATAGTTTCTGCTTGTTCCTGTAGTTTGGCCTCGGTTTCTTTTAACAGTCGCCCGTACACCTCGGACTTGGCGGTTGAAGGGATATACAGTACATCGCATCGGCAATTAGGATGAGCAGGTACGTCCTGGTCCCCAGAATTGAATGGCTGGTCTTTAGGTATGGCTCCCTCGTCTTCATTAGCTTGGCAAATCTCGCACGCACCGGCGGTAAGTAACCACCTTTTGTCCTGTACGTTATCGTCTGACAATGCTACTTCATAACTTCCCTCGGCATAGGCGGCGGCAGTTTCGGTTCTGGCAATTCTCTCGGCCATGAATTTATTACCAGCTTCAAAGAACTCGGATATTGAATTAGTTATCTCGCCGATCCCATCACCCTGAGCTACTCCCTCGGCTATTCTCCGGCGCATCTCTTCTGTTACCGTGGAGTTCACGGAAGTAACGGCCATTAAACCTCTTTCTCTTATAAAATCTACCGCCCTGGGATTATCTAGGCTAAAGCTAATCTGGGAAGCAAGCCTGGCAATCTGATTCTCTGCCGCCTTTTGTATTGCAGTCTTATGTGTGTCTTCTAGTTGCAGTTGCAAGTCTACAAACGCTGGCCCCAATGCTCCGAATACTAACCGGACAAGATCATCTGTCTTACCCTTGGTAACCGACTTCTGTTCTCCTAAAGCCGCCACGGCCAGAGCGTGCATCTCCGCATAAATCTTTTCATATAACGGCTGTTGTCGTTTTATCTCATTATTTACCCACCGGACTCGGCTCTCTACTGCCTTTAGACTTTCAATCGGAACGTCCTTTTTAATCGCCTTCATGCTCCGGCTTTCCTGCGTTTCACCAAGAGGAAGCATTAATGAACTGATAAATACTTGGTCGCCATTTTCAACCGGAGGTAAGTCCCTCTCTGCCCTAGCTTCATTCGGAGTCAGCCACCCACTTCTCAATCCACTCTCAATCGTTCTATTTTCAAGGTCAACGTCTTCCGGTACCGGATCTTCAAAATCAAAATATAGTTTTGTCGGATCTTCATTAAATAACGGGATGTAAAATTCATTCAGGGTATCAACGACAAACTGCATCCTCGGTTTAATAACCCTCTTAGCAAATACATATTCGCCCGCTTCGGCATTGGCTCGGTTTACATCCTCACTAATTCCTAAAATAGTCTTAGGAACCCTGAACATTGCCATAATTTCATCTCGGCTGTATTTACGGCTCTCCAAGAACTCCATCTCCTTATTCGTCATCTGCATCGGCTTATAGGTAAGTCCCCCCTGTAATATCGCTAACTTATGTGAATTATTTATGCCCGTGTAATTAGAGTCCCAGTTCGCCTTCAATCTCTGAAATTGATCCTCTGTTAATTCGTTCGGAGTTTCTAATACCGCAGAGGGGATGGCGGAATTAAAATAGAACTTCCTCTGCCACTGTCCGGCAAAGTCGTCAGCGTCAATCGCCATCGCCGCCGCCGCAACCGTTCCCATTCCCCGATAACGGTTGAGTGGATTGAATCTCTTAAAATGGACAATCTCGGAACTCTCCAACGGTACCATTGCCCCCTTCTCATTTTGATAAACATAGCCGGATACTACTTCTTGTGCGCTTTTAACTATATGCATCCGTGTCGGATCAAGTAGCCAAATCTCCCCCGGCTTCTGTGTTACCTTGCCCTTGGGAAGATACCAAAAAGTATTGCCCTCTAATTCCAAATAAGACTGGGTGCCAAGCATTAATTGGCTAGAGGTAGTGAAATTATTTACATTATTAATCAGTTTATAGGCAATATGTTCCGGTGCGGGTACGGCTTCGCCCTTGGCGTTTTTCCGAAACAACATCAGCTCCATATTGGCAATCTCTTCTGCTATGGAGTTGACGCAGGTATAAACCCAGCTTTTATATGCAGCTAAATATGCACGCCCCTTCATCTCTGGGGGTTCATTCCCAGTCAAAAAAGAAAACACATTAGGATTGAACTCTTTTTTGAGTACGCTTGATACCCCACCGATCAACTTACTTAGAATGTTCATGTTTTTATTTTATCCTGCCCGACCTCCATTTTTATACAAGAGAATAGTCGTAGCCCAATACTGCTTAATACTATCCTGGCAAAGTATATCAGTTAAATGAACCTTATCCCCGCCCTTGGTTTCCCGTGGACAAAGGTCAGCATTAGGCTGTCGGCATAGTCGGGCGATTTGCCAGTTCTCTGTATCAACTCATCTTTGGGCTCTATCTGTAGAACCTTATCGGTTGTTACTTTATATTTCATCCATCCCAGCTGATTAAGACCATCGTTTCTGATAAGTTTCCCTCCGGCAATCAACCAATTCCGCAAACTCCAAAACGCCTCTGCTTTTATATTCTTGAACCGTGTCTTATCCTGCGGAAACTCGCCAACAGATACCCCGTTAACCAATAACCCTTTCTCTTTTAGACGGTCAGTTACTCCCCGACCCACGCCGATATCGTCAATAAATACATTCTGCGCTTCTATTTTGTGTGTCTCCATCAGATTTGTAATCTCGTTTACATTTGACATAGTATCTTGGCTCCGGTTCTTACTGGCGACCCAAGCCACATTGTTGGCTCGGATAGTGAAGACGTTATAATCTCCTCCCGCACCAATATCGCATCCTAGTTTAAGTTCGCCCTCCGGCTTTAATTCATCAACCACGGCCTTAATATAGTCTTCGTCTGTGATAAGAAACCTATAGCCACGAGCGTCTATGGCATCGGCTTCTGGAAACTTACAGGCATAGTAAACATCAAAGAACGCCTCACTTCGCATCTCGTCAATAAACTCTGGACTGTATCTTCCCTCCTGTAATCCTACCTGATAATCAATAAAAATCTTTTTGTAATTAGACTGGTTCCAGGTACGGAGAAAGTGGTTGCGGTAAAATGGGTTGCCAATTTCTAGTAAGAAAGTATCACGGTACGCATACCCTCCCGCCATACGTTTGACCGTGGAATATAACGGGTCATCAATCAATGAGCTTTCATCTAGGATTAATCTATTGCCACCAAATCCCAGTGTAGCCTCTAAACTTCGCTTGGCGTTTCTAGCATCTAGCGTCAGGGTTTGTATTCCACCCCCACTGGTAAAGGTTATATGGTTTCGGCTCCGTTCCCTCCGTAGTCTATCTAGGCTGGTATTCTGATCTAATTCTAGGGAGTTGAGGAATATGTTGGAATCAAAACAATGGTCAATAATATATCCCATGATAATTGACGCTTTCTTCTCGGACGGAGCCATGATTGTAAACCTCTCTCCCATAGCACAAGCACTTGCTAATACAGCTACGGCCACGGTTAAACTCTTCCCGTATTGGGTCGGAGCTATAACCTGTACTCTCTGCCCGTCTAAATCTACAATGCAGTCAAATATCTGCTTCTGGCTTGGTGACAAGATTAGAGGCTTATTATTAAGTCTAAATATATGACTAAAATCATCCGTCATCGTTCTCTGGCTCTGGAAGTTGTTTAGCCTCCGCCTTTTTTAATCTGCGGTGGGCGATAATCTCCCTAAGTAAAATAATCCCCTCATCCCGTTCGGAGATATCTTTAGTCATCTCCAACCTTGAAAATTCCTCCTTCTCCATCGCCTGTAACCATTCAAGGGAGATTTTAGTATCACCTTCCATTAGTGCGGCTATGATATTCTTTCTCGCTTGTAAATTAGGCTTTGCTCTTTCCCTCTCCAATTTATTACGAAATTCCTCATCGCTGTTGTAATAAATAATATAAGTTGAATAAGCCACGTTGGCATAGAGACAGCTCTTGAAAAACGAGTACCCCATTTGTAAATAGGGCTGTAAATCGGCAAAACATTTATCTAGGTCGGCTTTAGGTCTACCCGGTTTTCCTAATTCTTTTAACTTGTCACTCATTGTAGTAATCTGCTAACCATTCTCGTAACTCAAAAAGGGTCGGTTTATAGTAGCATTTTAATACTGGGTGTAAATTCCACGAATCCAGCAATCTATCGGCTTTAATTTCTGGGTTGGCAAGAAAAAAAAGATATACAGCCGACCGTGACAAATCTTTACGGTTTCGTAGTATTTGTTTTCCACGCTGTGTTAACAGTTTTATCTTTTTAGCCTTCGCAAGTTTCTGTTTGATCCTAAATGAAATTTGATATACGGCCTGAATACCCACCCCCATCCTCTTTGCAATTTCCTCTCTTGTCCTACCATCTGCCAATCTCTTAAATACCCGTGCCTGTTTATCGGTTAAGACTTTAAGTACTGCCAGGACTTGTTCCTTTTCGTCTGCCCGCAGTAATTCTTCCTCTGGCCCTGGTCTAGTATCGGTTATTTGTAAACCGGCATCCAATAAATCATCTAATGAAACGTGGCGATATGAGAAGTCGGTATATCCCATATATTTATAACTACTTTCCGAAGTCGTCAACAAATTTTTTAAGTACCCCGCTTCGGATGGGTTTTTCTGCAACTAAGTTTATACTAAATGATTGTTTGGTTATTTTCTCCCAATCTAAATCTTTTCTCCTAACTAACGGCGTATCAAATTTCTGCCAGTTATCTTTAATTGAATGTTGGGGTCTTTGGAATTTTCGTACCGTGGTTACAACCCCAGGCCAGTTTCGTTCAAGTAGTCGTGCCATTTTTAATCTACCGTCACCCTGATAAAGCTCGGCGGTATTTCCTCCCTTAATCGTCATAGTCATTCGCTTATCTATGGTAAATGCATTCATTAGCACCGTACACCATTTATCAGACAGAACTTGGAGACATAGGTCTGTATCTTCGTTGTAGCGACCCCTCCAGCGATGTGGTAGGTCGTTTCTAATCAAAAGGCAAGAATATACATGGCAGTTGAGATTGAACGGTCTAGGCTGTTGTACAACAAAAAAAGTATAGTTTAGGCCAGCGATAGCAATATTCTCGTATCGGTCTACAAAGTCCTCCGTTACCGATAATGCTATCTTAGAATTACACGGCAGTCGCTTACCTTTAAATGTCCGCCTCATCCGATCAATGTTGTCGTCCAGAATCCAATGTCTTTTGAATCCAGCCGCCTTAGCGTGTTCCCATACCCAGTTTCGGGCAGGAATGGAGCCTAATCCTAAGTTACTAAATGGCAGGGTATAAATTATCTCTTTCCCGAACTTCTTGGCATATAAGTCAAACTCCTGTGGCTCAACTACTAAATGGAATGGGGTATTGTCCTCAATTAGAAAGTCGGCTGTACCGTGATAATCATGTCTTCCTTTTGAGATAACATAGACGGGATATTTAGGTTGCATCTTGGAATTTGACGGAGGTTAAATCCTCACGCTCTTTGTGCGGATACCAAATTGATCTATCCTGGGAATTGGGCGGTTCGCCCAATAGTTTAAGTAGGGCGATCTTATCTTCAACCGATCTGAAATTGACAATGATCTGAATGTGGTTTGCCTCCCCCTGATACTCTGGCATCCCTACCCATTCTGCGGCAGAGTCCTTACTGTTTATTTCGTTTGCCGATCTGGTAACCATTAAGAGATTGGCTAGTTTCTGGTTATCAAACCCCGTTCCCAAAAGTCCGGCATCGCCCTTTTCTTTAATCTCCTTCAGTATTTCGGTTAGTTTCCGGTCATCAACTTCCGTAAATTTACCCATCTCATTATTTGAAACAATTATTTTAAGTGCCTGATCGCTATCCGGTTCAATCTGGAGAATCTTTACCGGCACTATTTTTATATCTAATTTTTTAGCAGCCTGAACTACCGCATGACCATCTAAAATAGTTCCGTCTTTGGTTATGAGGATGTTTTTATAAATCCCGTTCTGCTGGATACTTTTAACTAGATGGTCAATTTGTTCGGGTGGATGTTGACGATAACTATATTTGTTCGGTTTTAGAGTTTCAATGTCTGCCCGATCAAATAATGTACTTAGAAAAAAGGGTTGTGGTAAGAAAGTTACTTGCGGTGCCGGTTGTAAATCCACGGTATAGTCCTGCCATTCAATCTCCGGAAAATCCTTCATCAGGAGAGTTACTTCGTCAAACTCGTAAAACCCCGCCCTGTCATTGTCGGAAAGCGCATAGTCAATTTTTTGTTTCCCACCCTTAATATCAACTACCGAAACCCAAATATCTTTAATTCCCAACTCCCGATAAGCCTTTAGTCTCATATTCCCCCCTAACACTTCTCCATCGGGGGTTATTACCAGCGGTTTATATTGACCCAGTTTTACAATCTGTTTTTTTAGCCGTTCCAGTCCTTCTTTAGTTATTGATCTGGGGTTTTTATCCCATTCCCGAAGTTTGTTTATATCCCAAATCGTCCTATCTTCCATCTCCCCAATAATATCACTTCAATTTTCCTTCTGTTATTTTCTCCGGTAGGTTATATTTCTTGGCCGTCTTGTAGTCTATGGTCTTATGTTTAATCTTTAATCTTCTGCCGGGGCATACCCCGCCATAGCAGATTCTACTACCTTAAATACCATCGCTTTAAGCCATACTACTATTTTCTGTTGGCGTGTTAACCCCCGGATTGGTGGCCTGGGGTCTGCGAATGTTGTGGCGATATTGTTTAACTTCATTTACAATCTGGGCAATATCTTCGGAAGAATAAAACCTCCACTTACCGTTCCCGAATCCAATAGCACTCTTGGGTTTTGAAATTACTCCCCGCCGTTCATAGCCAACTAAGGTGACATAGGAATGAGGAAGTCCGGCTTTGGCAAGAGCTATTAATAAATGCTTTTTGGAAAACATATCGGCCATATATATAAATATATCATACTTTGTGTCCCCAGCACATCTCGTCATCGGTTAATCCCACCACCCACTTACCGCAATCCTTACACCTGTGGATACTAGGATAGGCTAGTCTGGTATCAAATCCCTGATTGGCCGTTTCCTCTTTAAGTTCTAACTTTAGATCGGACGGACTTAAACTCTCGGCCTTAGATAAAAATACCTCGGCGATATCTTTGTCTACGTCTTTAATCGCCGGAGCAACCAACTGTAGTTTATAAAAAGGTACTAATGCTACCCGTTCTCTGGAAAAACCATATTTTTCTACAAAAATCTCATAAATAGAAATGTATGAGTAGGCCGTTGATTCTTTGAGTCCAATTTCGGGAGCGGAGAGGAATGATAAAAAACTGGGATGCTGTAATGCCTCATACAGCTTGTTATCTCTAAAGTCCTTTAGTAGTGCGCCTAGGGAAAGAAACAACCCACCTTGGACTTTAAGTGCCGCCTTAATAGCTTCGTACCTCTCATTTACAGCTTGTATGTCGGTCATTTATAAGTCGTCTGGAATTTGATCCGCAAGACTAGCTCCTGTCGTATCGCTGGGTATGTCTTCAACTACTGTATGGGACTCCTTGCCTTTGCCTACGGTTAGTCCTTTGGCTTTCTCCAAGGCCTCCTCCTGTTCTTCGGTTAGGTCAACTTTGTCTAGTCTTCTGGTAACGTAATAATTTCCGGTGACTTCGGTTCTCTCTACTCCCCAGGCACAGCCAAAGACATCAACCCCATCGTCTTTATAACCAACGATTGTCCAGTGAACGCTAGGAGCGGTTTGGAATATGCCGGCGGTATTATTATTTAGATTAAGTATCGGGTAAAAGAACGTGGCTTGCGGTTTTAGTTTGTTAGCAACTTCCATTTGTTTTTTATCATCTCCGGCAACTTGTCTCATGGCTTGCCACTGGTCACAAAAAGTACATGGGGTTTTGTTATCGGGAGAGTTATATTTGTCACACAGCACGGATTCTTTGTCTCCTATCCAATGCTTAGTTTCATATTTAGGGGGAGCGGCGATTATAAATCTGATCTTCTCGCCCTTCGCCGTAAGTTTAATATAAAGGCCTCCGGCTCTCGGTACATTCAGGTTTTTATCAAATCCCGCTTCTTGCATACTCTTAACAGATTATACCATAATTGTATAAATATATATATACCTAAAATCAAGTGGCATCTGGACAGGTCTGTTACTCTCCGCCCCGTGGGTCTGACAGCGGAAATTAAGGCTGTTGACTTCGGAATTTGCACAATTTTCCTACTAAACAGCCAAGCCCCACTTGTCCTTAACCAGATGCCGATCGTATCTTACCACGCTGATAGATGGGGGCAAGGTTTGACTTGCAGGTTGCTTTGAAACTTACTCACGGAGTAGAAGTATCAACCTTCACGCTCCAGGGGTTGGGATTAAGACGTCGTATGAGTCCCCAACATAACTCCGTTGTCTTTGCGGTTCACTGTCCGCACCCCATCTATCAATTTGTAAAGTACGATCAATCTCTGATCTGGCCCAAATGCGACAAAGGGCCAAACCGCAGACTACTACTGTTGCCAGTAGTAAAACACTGCACGGAACAACTTAGTAATTGGTCCGTCTGGTATCACTACGATTGGGCCTCCGCCACAACCCGCTTTTTGCTGTAATCCGAAAGTATATGCCAGTGACGGGTTTAATCCGCCAATGACTACATATCCATCGTTTTGCTCATCACGGACTGAATGAGTCCAACTAATGGGCAGGGACTTATGTTCTCCCTCGGTGTAGTAGATATTGACCTGATCTGCCTGGGTCTTGTTCCACTTCACTGTCGCTATCGCACCAGCTCTCAATACATGAGGATTCTGTGGAAGCAAAATAGTATTTAGATCGGTACATACCGGCGCACCACCAGCTTGTGCTGGGGTCAGCGGTTGTTCTGGTGTCCTAGTGGGTTCAGGCGTTGGTTCGGGTGTTGGCTCCGGTTCATTTGCCTCACAATAAAAGTAGTCGTTGTCTCCTGGTTTTTCCAGGTATTCTTCCTCTTCATATTCTCGGTGATAACCTTTCTCACAATCACAGTACCCCTCGGTATTGGTCATGTATTTAGGTGTTTCACTTTGATTCCCCGCAATGTTCGTACACACATCCACTTGGGGTGTCGGTGTGGGAGGAACTGGGGTTGGCGTAGGAGGAACCGAAGTCGGAGTTGGAATAGGGGTCGGCTGGGGAACATTACAGTTGTTGTTCCAAGTCGCTTGTCCCTGTGTAGTCCAATTCCTGCCGTTAAAATCCCAGAAACCAGGAGGGATAATATCGTTCCCATTTTGGTGTCCACTTGTATTGTGGTCACCCCCACCACTGCCGTCTACTGCGTTCCAATCCACGGTTAGTTTCTGGTATGGGTTCTGTTGGCTACTGGTAGCGTGGCAGATAGTTACCTGCGTGGTCGCTCTTGCCTTGCCCGTTACAAAGAAAAAGAAAACGACCATAACAGCTATTACCCCCAAAACAATTAAGGCAGTCATCCACGGCCCTTCCATTTTCATTAGAGGTGTTTCTTGTTTACCTTTAGACATTTATTTCTTCACCCCCCTCTACAATCATAATGTTTGCGAAATTAAATAAATCCAATATGCGAGTGACAATCCAAAAACAAAGCAGAATAGGTAGAAGAACAAATATGGCAAAGAGTACCAATTTTTCATACTGATCCCTCGGTTCCATTCTTTCCCAATACTACACCAAAATTGTAACTTCCATCTTCAAACACAAACCCAACTATACCGTGTTTTTTGTGGCAGGTTTGGAGAAAATCTTTGAAATGGGTATCTATCCGGTAGTACGCAACTCCGGTTGTATGAATTTCGTTTTCCTCTATATCAATTGCTGTTACCTTTTGTTTTTTCATAGTCTTGCTGGACTTTAAGGTTAAATTCGTTAATTTGTCGGTTACTTAAAACTAGAAGTCCCCCGTCAAACCCGACTGCGGCATACTTATCTCGCCCATATTTTCTGTTTAATTCCTCTACCCGATCTAGGGCTTGTTGGGCCTCTCGGAAAAACTCTCCTACAACTATTCGTCCGGCCATTTGAAGTATGCTAGTTTGTACTTCCCCCGTCCGTGGTGATCGGTGAAAGTCCGATAAGTAACTGCACCGGCAAAATTAGCAAACTCCCTTCGCTGTACTCCTACTTCAACAGCAAAAGTTTCTCCGTCATCATAGGTTATCCCGCTATTATAATCGTGGTCTGGCACTGGGGCGTAAAACCCTTGCTGTTTAATATACTTGCCGTCAATTAGTTTTTTTAGTCTGTAAACTTTCATATCCCCGTAATTCCAACTTTAGAAAACCAAATTAAAGCCTCATCCCGTCCTTCGGTATCTTCCGGTTCCTCTTGTATTCTTCGCACAAGTTCTCCCTGATTCTCTCCGTCAAACTGTCCCCAAAAAAACCAAACATTATCGGAGATATCGGTAGATACTGATTCATTCCTCTCTTGTTTGTCGCTCCTATATCCGAAAGTATCGTCATATTTTTCCCAGACTTGATGCGCAACCCGTTTTAATAATTCCAAAGCGTCTTTACTCATACTTTTTCTGGATCGGTTTCAAAAAATCCGTCCTTCGTCTTGTAAATAATCACAGTCTCAAACCCCCCAGTATTTCCTTCTAATACAACCCTAAACTCCAAGCTCTGAAAATAGTCTCCATCCTTTATAGTTTCGTCAAATACGTGGTTGGCGCATTTTTCAAGCATGGCGTGTATTTTTCCTTTGTTCATCTCTGTAATCCTCCAACTCTTTAAGTAAATTAAGGAACTCCCCAGCTTCTAGGGCGACTATAATCGGCCGATAATTACTTGTAAATACTAACACCGGAGGCCTGTTTGGCCGCTTCTGGGCCTCGGCTTGAGTCCACCAATCCCAGAAAGCTATCTTTTCTTGGTTTTTCAATTCAAACTGCCAAGGTAAGTGAGTCCAGATGTCGGACTTTAATCCCTCAAACCCTCCGCTCCTAGGCATCCTTTTAGCATCAGAATCTAAACCGCTCTCCCGTAACATCTTGGCAAAGCGGAGTTCAAGTCTGCGCCCCTTCTCCTTCGGTGCAAAGTATTTCATTGTTTTAGCCTCGCATTCAGAAACCCTACAATGTTAGACTTTGAGGCGACTTGCTTTAAGGCTTGGTACTCCTCTTGGATGGCCGCAGTATTCTTTGCAACCTTCTCCTCCACATAACCAGCAATGGCCTCTTGCAACCCGTCCCAGGCCTTTGTGAGGTTCGCTTCTGCGTCCCCGACAAATACCGTGGTGTGTTCCTCAATGTGGACTATCTCTGGTTTGTGATAACCATTACCGCCGGATTCGTTTTTAGCCTTGATGAGTTCAACCGCCATCTCATATTCTGTTTTAGATTTTATCCTTTCAATTTTATCGCCAGTAAGATATCTCTGTAAATCTTTGATGGCATTCATTGCGGTGGTGTATGAGACTCGGAATTTCTTGGCTAAAGCTTTAGTCGTTCGTCCAGCAATAAAATCATCATAAAGTTCTACTAAATCGTGTCGCTTTAGATAGTGTTTAGTTTTTCTTACCATGTAAAACACCCCCTCTCGGGGCAGGATGGTAATACTGTAATATCCGGAGTGTAAACCGTACCAGAGACATCATTTCAATTTTGTTTAAGCTCAATGATTCTGGGTAGACATCCGGCTCTCCATCGGGAGCATTGGTTTTTATCCAGCGAAGAATACCCAGCTTTTGGCCGTCCCAGCCAAACTCAACATGTTTAAGCTTCTTCTGTGCGGATGAAATCATTGTGGTAGAGCAGGTCTTTATAGCGTGAGTAACTAACTCTCCAATTTATTTTGTCGCCGTCTGTAAATGGTTCTAGCGGAGGAACTTCGTTTTTTTGCCAGTACTCGGAGAATTTACGCACATCATCGTCCCATAGTTTTTCTAGTACACTAGACTTTCTGATAACTACCTCCTCAATCCAGCCAGTATCTTTTGCTATATAAACCAGGTGTCCCTCATTCAATCCTAGTCCCTTTAAGTAGGTATAAAGTTGCAGTTTATGGTGAGGGTAGGCGTTGGATAGACCTTGTGTACCCTTGTGATACTTAAATGCGTAACTATTGATAGACTTCACCTCAAAAATAGTCTTAGGCAATCCCTGCGGGTATTTGATCTTCCAACTTAGTATTAGGTTTTTCAATGCCGTTTTCTTATCCTTAGCCTTGTGTTCTCCATCTCCCAGCTTGGCTATTACTTCGTCAATACTTCCAATTACCTTGTCCCAGTCTTTAACTTCCAAATAAATATCCGGCCGTCCAACTACAGGCAGACACCCCTCCTGTTTAACCTCAACCTTGTCCTGTGAGTCAAAAGCTATCTGGCAAGTTTTTAACATCCCCGTCAATCCTTCTTCAATCTGTCTGCCTAAAAAGAATGTCATTAAACCCTTACCGTCTGCGGGGTTGGAATACGGCGTACCTTTCATCTGGTGCCAGCGGTCAATATATGGCTTGCCCAAATCAGAGGCCCAGATAATCTCACGAGGTTGCGGTACGGTTTCGGCGGTATGTCCAATTAAGTCTGATACTAAATCTTTTATATTCCAATTATCCGTATCGTTCATAGCTTCATTATACTACAATTAATCATTTATATATAGTGTCAATGCGCCTTATACGTTTCATATAAGCCATCGGTGGATGAAACTATTAAAATTAATAGGATAGGGTCGTTTGCCAAATTTTTTAGCGATCTGTTTCTGTCGCCGGTTCAACTCATCTATTGCCGGCTGTGCCTTATCTAGTGCTTCCTGCCTAGTAATACTCCCCCTGCCCCACCAGTCTCTTAACGTCTTACAAAATACCACTAAGTCACGGGTACTACTTTTCGTTATATCGTCCACGGATGTCCTCCATTAAAGAATTAAGTTGCTCAAATGTATATTTATGGGCCGCAAACATTTTATCTATCAACTGTCTCATCTCTTTAATCGTCTGGCTCTGTGCGGCAATAACTATTTCCTGTTTCTTATAGGCATCGTTTAATATCGCTATTTGTTGCTGGTCGGTCATATTAGGTATGTTTTTGATAGGCATTACTTTTAACATCTTCAACGTAGGTATCTCCGTATTCCCACGAGCCATAAGTCAGAGGACTTTTAACAGCACAAAACCACCGAGCATAAGGTTTATTATCGTCAGCTTGCCATTTTTTAAGTACCCGCCATTCCCATCCAGCCAGGTTTACCCAAATCTCATAAGGTTCCCATACCTTTCGTTCCTTATTACATAGGTTCTTGCTTCCAGTTGCAGTATTCATACCCCTATTATACTACTATTTATATATATGTCCAGTTTGGGTTCATTTACCAGGCTCTTATACCCATTCTTTACCATTCCACCGTTTTTTCTTTTTCTTCTTGTCGGCTGGATGTTCAGGGAACGGATCGTCTGGAAAGTCTTGGTGGTATTGCTGTCTGGCTCGGTCGTTAAAATCTTGCATCGCCGCATCATAAGAATCATCCCAGTACTTCTCCCCCCGTTTTGTTTTTGCTCTTCTGTCGTCATGGAGGGTTACAAAAGGGTTTGGTATTTTTCCCTGCTTAAATAAACCATAATTCTGCGCCGCCTCCTGTGCATCGGGATGGACTACAAAATCATCTTCTGTCGCCCCTAGCCCCGTATGTTCATATCTGGATACGGGAACTACATTGTCCTCCGTGTTATATGGTGTTTTAGTTACCCGTGTCTGCCATCCAACGGGCCGGATATGATTCAAGTCGGGTTTAACCGCAGGCACATGAAACCAGCCCCGCTCTTCGGTATATCTAGGGATAGCGTCTGGGATTGTTCCCTTCGGCATACCCAATACAGCATGGGCAAAATGTGCAAACACCCGATAAAACCACGCCTTCTGTTTTTCTGATAAATCAACTCGGGGTTCTTCTGGTGGGTTATCGGGGTCAAAGTCCGGATCAAAAGTCCGTTTCCAAGAATGTCCGTTATCTTGTTCTGTCACTCATTTTGTGTAACATATTCTGTAATAGTCTGGCAACATCCAAACTAAATTGATTTTTAGGTACAAACCGGATAACATTGTATCAATCCACCGCCAGTATAAGCCCATCGTTGGATTAGCGATTGGCACAGCCCTTGTTAAAAAGGACTCAATGCTGGCGGTTTTTCATTGTCAACTCCCGCTCGCTATTGTCAACTAGTTGTAAACTCCCTATAAAAGTTGTTAACAAGTTATAAACAATTTTCTTAGCCACGACCCACGCTAGTTATAAACAATTATCCTCGCCCTACTACTAGTTATTAAGAATAATAATAATTATTATTAACTACCCCTGTTAGAAGAGAAGTAAGTGTAAATATAAGCGATTGCTTCAGCCGAAATTTTCATTTCGGGGGTAACTCCCTCCTATCGCCTGAAGGGCCATGTCGCCTTTCTACTTATTAACTTCCCCTGCCGATGGTGTACCAGTACGGCTCTGGGTATCGTTAGTTCGGACGGGTCGTCATTTGTTTTCGCAAGCCACCCGACACTCTCAAGTTGCCCACTTGCGCTTTAGATTTTCTAAAGTTTTAAGAATTTCGTTTTTAGCCTCTTCTGCCTGTTCTTTAGTTTTGAAACAATTAAAACTAATTGCCATTAAAAAGTGAGGGTTATTATTTTTTTTATTTTCACTATTCAACCACCGTGCCGAAAATACACGCATTGTTCTGGAAACGTACCAAAATAGTTCTTTTTCTTTTGGTTGCCAAATTTTATTATCTAACACCATAAAAAAATCCCCAACGCCGTTGCCACAACCATTGGGGAATTTCCCTGATTATGTAGCAACGGTCAATTAAAAGCAACATATAACTTTTTTGTCTATATGTAAACAACCAAAATAGTCACCTGATTTTTTTCTGACTTTTTTCTGCACCGGCTTGCAATGGAGTCTAATATGTAGGGGGAAACTGGGGTATTGGGACAAAGGGAATCATCTGCGCCCCTCGTGGCGTAGACTTCCTCGCCGTATTCCGGTTTCCCTAATGCTATTGACACACAACCGACTTGAAATTAATATACACGAAGCCCTTGTCGCAAGCCTTGGGTCAGAGAGCCGCCAGCAATGGTGGCTTTCGCTTTTATCGGGTATATATAAACCTGGACACAAACTCCGCCCCGCAAGCCAATCTATGCATTTTTACACCAATCTATGCAAATCTAGTCTCCTGTTTCATAGATTCTCTCTGTCCCGTACTTTCGCAGAATAGCTAAAATCTGGCTTAGAAACCAAGTTGCTATAGATCCCTGTGTTATCTGGTTCGGTATAAAATCGGCCCAGGTAAATCCGTCTGCTATCGCAGTTTGTACGGCAGTAAAGTAAATCAATGCCACCGGAATTAAAAACAAGGCTCCGGTTTTTAACCAAGAAACAATATCCTGATATAAAAGTTTTCCTTTTGGAGAAACGATGGCCGTTATTTTTTCTGTGTTGGGTTGTCCCATTTTTTATATCACCTCCAGCCCGTGTAAGCCCGCTAGTCGGTTGAAACCATCTGGGGTAGTGATAACATATCTCTTTGTCATATTTGCTATATTTTTAGCTTCGCCCTAATTCTTTTAATAAACCCCGGACGTATTTCAATTATGCGCTTACCTGCAAGGGTGTCTACAACCTCTCCCAGCCTATCGCTGATCTGTTCCCCGGCCTCCTCAACCTTAATCGCAAAATGCTCCTTATTCTCGGTCATCTCCTGTTTAATCTCTGCCGTATTTTTATCGTACCTCTCTCGGATTCTGGACACGGCTTCGCTCAATGAGTTCATTTTATTGACCAAATCTTCCAAAATGTTCCTGTCCTCGTAAAGCAAATCCAATGACTTCTGCATCGTGTCCTGTCTTCGGACAACTTTCTTTATCTCGTCCTCTAGTCTTTGAAAAAATATGGTGTCGTCCCTATCCATAGTTAGCGACTCAAGGCCTCTTTGACCTTGCGGTATTTCACCCACCACCAGCCGCTTCCGTTCATAACTGTATCTATTTCATAGAGTTTTGCTTTAACGGTATCTAGTTCCTTCTTGATATTTTCACACGGGTCAACCGGCGGAGTCGGTGGAACTGGAGGCGGTGTAGGACTGGGTGGTGGGGCAGGTGGTGGAGTTGCAACTACCGGACTAGGACTAGGATAGCCGCTCCAATTGTCTTGTATGATTCTAGTTCTAAGATTATCCCCAGCAACTTTCCAGTTGCTACCAGGGCAGGCAGTAGCGGTAGCCCCCGGAAACTTCGGATGTTGGTATGTGTCTTGGTGTCCGATAACACAGTCCCATCCCGTTAGTTGCGGAAAGGCCTCTAACCCCAATAAGAAGGTGCAGAGTAAATACGCCGAATGGACTTGGTTTGCAGTCGGAAGTTCTTTTGTAAAATCGCCCACAAAACAAATGCCTATCTCGTGGTCGTTATTATTGGCAACATTACTTCCCCCGTGGCTTAAATCCCCGACATAAGCGACCGTACCGTCAGAGCAAATGATAAGTCTGTACCCAATTCCGCCCCAACCCCTTCCGTCAACGTGTAGGTGGGCGATCTTGTCACACTCCGCTCGCCAATTACCGTCGCTCTTGGCGGTCTGTGCAGTAACGGAGTGGTGCATGACCACGAAATCAACCTTGTCAGCAACGAGTACCGGCCCCCACGAAAAGCTATCGCCATAAATCGCCTGTCGGTAGTCCTGCCATTTCCCGATCGCAGAGAGTGTCGGTATCTGTAATTCAACCGCCATGTTTATATTATATGCTGGGCAATTAATGGGTTATACATTTTTGTTTCTAAAACCAGGCGAATAATCCCTGCATGAGTTTAACGATAGAATCGCCGTGTAAATATCCAGTTTGGATAAAATGAACTATCAAAATAGTGCTTATACCGGCAATCATATAAAATAACAATTTCAGCTTAGGTTTAATTTCCCCCACTCCCCGTGTATTGTCTTCCAGCGCAACTTTAACGGAAGTCATGCACTCGTGATTAGTCTGGGTTTCCGTTTTGAGATAATCAATGATTCGCTTTATCTCACTGATTTTATCCTCCACCCTAATAAATTTTTCCTCAAGGTATTCTCGGAAGTAGCCTGGTAGTTCATCAGCTTTTTTCATAGTGTTGCCATTAATAAACCTCCGCCGACATCAAATACTTTCTGGACAAAGGCCACAGTTAAAAATGCTGGTTCGTTACTGGTAGAGGAAGAGTCCATGCTATCTGTGGAATATACGGCCGATGTACTGGTTACGGCAGTCAAAGGGTGTGTGTGCGCCGGTGTCGTAGCATGACCGCCCAATCCATTCTTACCCGTGCCATTATCACTTGCCGCCGAGCCAGTATGGGTGTGTGTGCTACTTGCGGTATGAACGTGGCTGTGTGCGGTATGTGCGTGGGTATTTGAACCTCCCGTATTTCCTATCTCCGCTAGGGTATTTGCCATTTTTACATGAAACCCCCGCATATCCGGCGTTCCTCTTGTCCCGTCACAAAGAGCCCACCCACTCGGAACTGTAACTAGAGTTCCCAGCCACATACCAATTAAGCCATTGGGCTGACTGACCCCTGCCGTGTTTCTAATCGGAGCTAATTTTTTGTGAGATGGTTCAACCGTATTTCCGGAGCCAGCTGTTCCGGTAAAAGCGGTAATTCCTGCCGTAGTAGCATCTAGCGTTACAGGATGTGTATGGTTTAGATATGATTTGTTCCCGTTTGTTTCATCTTGTCTTAGAAAGCCAGAGGTTGAGGTAGAAGTCGTACCAGAATGAGTATGTGAAGAAACCGTGTGGGTGTGATCAACAACGTGGGAGTGGTTTATCGTCCCGCCAGTTGCTCCGGCATCTCCCAGAGGAGCCGCACCTTTAAGGTATTTATTGCGTAAATCCGGCGTGCCACCACTACCATCGCAAAACGTCCAACCAGTAGGTGTACCCGCTATTTTAGACCACAAACACCCGATACTGTTAACGGCTGCACCACCATTAGACCTGATAAAAATGGGGGAGTAAAATGCGGGGTCGCTGGACGTTACAGCCCAGGAAGCAGAGGTAGATTGAAGCCCACCGCCCGATGGACTTGAAACAGAAAAATCAGGATGGTTATGTGTGCCGGTTAAATTGAGCGGGTTACTGTTATCCCCCGTAGTAGAGTCGCTTAATTGGGGAATTGAAACCGTATGGGAGTGGGAGTTTTGCGTATGTATATGCCCCGTAGAAGTGTGTGAGTGGGTCGCAGAACCACCAGGGACGTTAGGGTTAGTAGAAACGGCTGTCCCCTTTGGAAACACAGAGTCCAGAGAAGTTTCCCTAGCCCATCCAGCGGGGATTGAGGCGTGGGTTGAAAACCATAAGAAAATTACATTAATGGGTATCGCCATTTTGCTCCTTCTCTATTATCTGGGAGACACGGTAGAAAGGTTTATCAATTAATTGCCTGGCTCTTTCCAAGGCCTTTTCTGCCGTTTCATCTATCAGTTCCAATGAACAGACATCATTCAACGATCCACTGTCACTACGTTCTACATAGGCCTGAATTACGAATACTGTGATTTTGTTTTTGTTAGACATTTTGACCCACGACAAAGCCTTCTGTGTTGGTAGTATCCAGACAGTTGAATACCAACTCATCAGCTTTATTTGCCGTGAGCGTCAATGTGGGCGCAATCCCATCGGGCCAACTAAGGCTTCCCCACCAAGTAACTGTGCGGCTTCCAACGCCATCTTGTTTCACCCTAACTACAAAGGTCTTGCCACTGGTTAAATTGGAAAGAGTAAAGGTGCGGTTTCCCGCTATCGTCACTCGGAACTTACGACCAAGATTAAGGTCTACATTTATGGTTGCGCCGTCTGTTAAATCAACCCATCCCTCGGTGTAAATGTATGTGTAAAACTGTGGTCTGGTATCGGTAATGTTTGCATCCAGAATTAGCGTAGCCCCAGAGGCAACAGTAACATTGGCAAGCCGTATAAATGGATTGGACGCACCGATAGCGGTTGAAATATCACCGTTAGTAGGAGCAACTGGGGATGCGGCAGGAGTGCCGACTACATCAAACAATTTCACCACGTTAGAAGAATCTGCGTTGGCGGTTTCGGAAAGGTCTACATACAAAACCACTGCGTCAATTCTTGGGTTTCCGGATGAGTTGGCGGCAATCGCTAAAGTCTCATCGGCTGTCGCACGGATAGGATAGGTGCTTGCTCCTCGGATATAGGCCTTCCCCATTCCCACTAAAACCGTCAGATCGGGGACGGCCTGTTCTACTACTTCAAAATCTGCTCCCATAGCATTGTAGACACCCGATTGATTCACCAAATCGGTTAGTGTCTGCAAGACCGAAGCCTCTGGGTGGGCCGTACCTCCGCTTCTTAGTGTATATATCGCCATGTTTTTATTTTAACGGACGGGCGGCATATTTTTATATGCTCATGCCTCATCTACTTTAATTTTACCTCTAACTAAATTGACATGGGTATTAATTTCCGACAGTTTATCTTTTAGTAAGTCTTTCTCCTTGTTCTTTTGTACCCCACGCAATAATCCCGTCATCTGTATTTTCAGCCAATCTTTGACCGTGTAACCCAAGCCATTTATGACCGTCTGTACTTCTTCTGGAATCTCAATCTTGAACTTTGTCTTAACAGCCATGTTTTTATTTTACTGCTTTTTACAATTAAAACTATTCAGGGAAGGCCACGGCCATAATTGATCCGTGCTGGTTTCTGGCAGTAACAGTCCCACTTCCCGCTTGCCGATAAAAAGATAGTTTCACGATAACATTTCCGGTTCTATTGGTTCTTATATTAAATACCGGACAGGCCGTCCATGACCCCGTAGGGTTAGCCCTGGCACTTCCCACACCTGGCATCTGTAATCCGTCAATAAAAATAACCGAATTGATATTGTCATTTAAGGTGTCACCGTCTACCGAGATGGTGCCAAAGGCCATGATGGTATACATCCCGCTACCCAGAGTCAAAGTTAAACTCGCAACATCAACCGGCGTAGTGGAACTGCTTGTCCAATCTCCCCCAGTTGCTAACTGATAGCCAATGATCGGAACCTTTGCCATCTTAGCTTGGGTTACCGCCTGATCTTGTAATGATTGTGTTTTCAGTTTTGTTTCAGCCATTTCAGTTTCCTTTCAGTTTAGGCAATTTCATAAAAAATAGATAACACGACATATCGTAGCGTACCTAAACTCCAACTTGCCCCATTGTATTTATAAATAGTGAGGCTTGTATCACCATTCGTCTGTGCTACCCCTATCATCTGACCAGCATCATCAAGGTTTACCGGCCCAGTTGAATACCCCACAGCAGTAACAGGCAGTGTCGCAGTTAACCGTGGTTGTGCAGTCCCCCCCGTTGTCCCGTGGTAGATAGCTTTGCAGTAGCATATTTTTCCGACAACAACGTACTTAGCTTCTACAATCGTTACTGCGGTATACGTCATAGTCAAATATCCTGTCGGGGCTATGTTTGTCCATGTCTGCCAACCCGAACTCATCTTCGGCATAGTAACGGCCAAGTTTTTGATCTGGTTTGTATTTACCTGTGTTGGCATATTACAAGTATGAACTCACGCATTTGATAACTATTGCGGTGTCGCTTATCTGATCAACATTAGCAGTGCTGGTCTTTGCTATTACATAAAAAGTCGTTTTTGCAGTTAACACAACTGGAACCTCCCTGAAAATAGTTGTCTTAGCATAAGCCGTACCACCCTGAATGAAAAAGTTGATTGTCGCCTCGGAATCACTTTCAGAACTAGACGAGGTAGAAAGGCTAAGGAAATTATCGCCTGTAGAACTGCCCGCATCATATCCTTGGAATACAGCCTGCATATAAACTCGCCAGATCCCGATTGGTATATCTATACTCGCAGATCCAAGGTTATACCAAGTACCAGCTACGGGGTTGGCCTGTAATCCCCCACCAAGATAGGCTGGAAATGTCCAGTTTGTCGGGCTTAACGGAAACCCCTGCGGAGCCTTGACCATGGAATAAAATGGGACAGTAATTGCCGCACCCGTTAATGAATAATAAGGCCCACCATAAACCGTCACTACCGTATTCGGCGAAGAATAAACCACGTTTGTAATTAGAAAATACTTTACGGAAGTTTGGGTTAATTTTAGCCTCATTCCGGCACTATATTTGCCAGTCTTATCTCCGGAAATTAGGAATGTAAAAGTTGGAGTATCTGCACTGTTGTAAGTCCAGGTTTCGTTAGCGGCAATCCAACCGTTTTCGGCTTTCAGTTGTTCATTTCGGAATAGTGATGGCATATTAAGTGTAGTGTCCTAGTCTATAACATTGAAAATGTGCCGTGCAGTTAATTGCCGCTCCGGAATCTTGGTATCCTTTAATTTCCACATAATCTCCGGCGGGTATGAACCATATAAGGGAAATGCTCCACGTTATATTGTTTCCTCCAACTGGATTGACTGTATATCCCCGACTCTGGTTTCCCCCGTTAAAGTAAAAATCAACTCGTCTTTGTGTTCCCCCTGCCGCTCCTGCCCATAACCCCTGTGCCATGAACATATATACCCCCGAAGTAACAATGGTTATACGGCTGTTATTCGTTACGTTGCTATGCATAGAATTCGTGTCCCATACTTCCGAATCAAATGCCAAGGTGGTAAAAACACCATTTGCCATAGAAACTGGCCCAGAGTGTTCTAGTTCGCAACCAATAACTATACCCATTTTTATCCCCGTGACGGCGGCAGTCTCAATACTCCCAGTCGCAACAGTATTAGCGGGTACATTAGCACTCCCATCTAATACTGCTATCTGATTAGCTGTCGGTGTGGCGTTGGCATGGTAACCGTCTACCGTATCGGCATTACCCGTAGCCGATACTGTATTCTGGTAAGTTACCAAAATAACCGATCCGGTAACAGGTGCGACAACAAAAGTAATTGTTCCGGCGGTAGGTGAGGTTTCCGTATAGTCATTCCCCCCGGGTTTCATTAGTTGCCCGTCACGGTATACCTGTGTACTTCCGGCGACATATTGCAGTGATAAGGTAAACAGAGTATTAGACCCATTCACCAAACCGGCGGGGGTTTCGTTTACAATTAAAGAATTAGTACCAAACGCTATCTCGTAATCAACTAAGAGTATGTCTCCGGACGGCGGAGCAATTATCATTGTGAACCCCCCCACTCCTTCGGTGAAGTCAACGCCCACAGGCTTTAATCTTTGCCCGTTTAAGTGAACCCGAAGCGTCCCAGTTAAAAACGTGCTAGCGGTTGTGAAAACAGTATTGATCCCATTTACTGCCCCACCAGGGACTTCGTTCAATACCGAACTGCTACCACCTGTGCCGGTTCCCAGAGAAGTATTGTATCCAACAATCAAGATGTCCCCTGTTAGTGGAGCTACAACCATGGTAAAAGCAGATGAGCCTTCCGTGTAGTCTTCTCCCCCACCCTTCAACCGCACCCCGTTGTGGTACACCTGTAACGATCCGGTGATAAATGCACCCGCTGTAGTAAAAGCTGTATTACTTCCGTTGACCGCACCACCTGGTACTTCGTTCTCTACCATTCCCCCCATTCCCCCACCACCGCCTACAACTGTCGCCCAAGTCCCATCGTCTTTGAGGAACTTCCCTAGATTCGTCCCCTTCGGCACAAAACCGTGCTTAGCGGTAGTAAAGTCGTTAGTAGTAACATCTACCAAGGTTATGTCATTCTCCACTACAGCCCCCCATGCGGGGTTACCGGCAGCGTTACCATGCAATACCGTTGTAGTTGTCCCCTGGTTCAGAAAATGAGCGGAGGCCAATAATAGAGTGATGTTTGCCGATAGGGCGGCTCCATTGATCGTCCGGCTGGTCGGCACATATCCCGACAAATCTTGGTCGCCCGTGTTTGTTCCGGAAGTGTTATTTATGACCACAAGGTTTGCATCGGTAACGTATCTGCGATTTGTAGAATCATTTATGTCGGCGGTAGTAGCATCGGCCCCAGCTGTAACCAAACCCTTTGTGTCATAAGTTATCTTTGTCTTAGTAGCTCCTGTTATCGGGGCGTTTTTCAAAACAAGATCGGAGACTTTACTGCCGCTATCCTTAATAATCTTTCCGGTTATCCCGTTGAATACGGCGATATTGTCAGCGGTAGCCCCTGCCGGCCCAACAACGTCCCCTACCCCCGCACCCGCACCAATGTCTGTCCACACTCCGTTTTCACACTTTCGGAGTCTGTCGGTGGTCGTGTTGTAATAAACCCGTCCATCTTCAACTGGGGGATCGGATGCTTTTAGGTCAAACACCAGCTTGCCATCCGGCGGAATCAATAACTCACGGATCGCTACTAATCGCTCCAACGCTTCAATCCGCTTGGTTTGTTCTTGAAAAATTATAGGTAGGTCGTCTGCCATGTTATTTCATGTCTAAAGTAATGGAGGCTTGGCTGTTAGTGTCTATTTTAATGTTCCGGCGATAGATTCTCTTAAACACGTTGTTAATCTCCATCGGCGCAATGTTTACTTTCAAGCTGTCCCCGACTTCATAGTTCAGAATGTCCGGCTCGCCGTCAAGGTGGGTAAGCTGGATAGAGAGGATCGGAGCCTGATAGTCGGCAAGCAACTTATCTCCCTTATCGTTCAATGTTTCGGTGGTAATTATTTCCCGTGCCGACAAAACTTCCTCTAACAACTTGAATGTGGTTTTGAATGCGGGGATACTCTGCCTGGTCACGAACAATACGTCATCGTTAAACCCCTCGCCTAAAACATAAACCTTGTTTGTAAGACTCATAATCAATGGCTTACGCACTCCCCACGCCAATGTGTTTTGTTCGTCCAATACAAGGTTCGGCCTCTGGCTACCCTTTGTCGGGTAGAAAACATTAAACCGATCAAGGTTGTCTATCTCAAAGTCAAAGCCGTTATACAAGTTGTTATTGCTCATTTTAGTTATTTCCTCTTTGATGTTTGCAAATCGGAATGTTCTGTCTCTATCAACGGAGGTAGTAATTAATCCCTGGGTAATACCGAAGTCGGAATAGGGTAAGTCTGATTGTTGGCTCTCGTCAATTAAAGTCCAGGCTATGTCTCCGGCATCGGTAGAAACAAATACTCGCTTATTAATGGTCCTCCGCTTTGCCAAGAGGTTAAAAAATCCTACCGCAAATGCCTCTATTACTTGTCTACCGCTATTGTTCTGTTGAATTGCGAAGTCGGTAATCACTCCTGAAAATATAGGGGTGTCGTTTTTCTCTACCGTAACCTGCCGAATCCCCGCAGTTAACAAAAATAAGGGGGTTGTACTGTATTTATCGCAAGCCTCCTTAACCGCATAATAGTCTAGGCTTAGTCTGCAATCCTTCCCGACATTCAATTCTTCGGTAAGTCCAATGCTCAAATACGGAATCTCTATAACATTTCCGGTACTACTGTCGGTTATATATAAATTTATCATAGGCCAAGGTAGGTATCCCGGTAGGAGATTGTGCATTTCCCATACGGGTTACTGCTACCGGCCCCTAGATGGATGGTATTGTTCCCCAATGCCAGCGTCCAAAAATCCCCCGTGGCATATTGTCTTGCCACATTGTTTGTCGGGAGGAACCTGACAGTGCGAAGGTAGGTATCAACCTCAATTACATCGCTTGCTGAAGCAAGGTTATAAGTAATGTTTAATGTTTTGCCGGTGGTTACGTTCTGCAAGGACGGATTCAATAGTGGCCCCTGAAATCGGAATATCGGAAATGCCCTGTAGTTTCCCCCTACGGCCAGTACGACTTCGTTAGTCCCCCCGACAGACATATCTAGCGGAATGGGCATGGGTACGGGTGTCCCTCCACCGGAAAAAATGAAGACATCCATCTGTGCTAGCGTCTGGCTCTCTAGGAACGGCCTCTCGGTTTCAAACTCAACCAGCATTGTTGCCGTAAAGGGTTCATTGATAGAAACATCGCCGGACAGATCAACCCCCTTAACCGTAGCTTGCAAATCCACTCCATTTGCCTTATCAATTTCAAGCAAGGCCGATCCACTAGAAACTACTCGGCCAATAACTTCTGCAAAGTCTTCCCGTTGATCGGCAATATCGGTAGAGTCATCACCCACGACAACCCATTCGGTTCCGAATTTGTTAGCCACGAATTTTACATCGGAAGATTTGCGACCAAAATAAGCACCCTTCTTACTGCTACTCCAATCTACTTCTGGGAAATTGAGGTTGCGGATACCAGTACAAAATCGCTTTGTATTAGTAAGGGCTTCGCCAGCTAATCTAATTTGTGTGATCATCTTGTATTGCGCAAAATCCAGGCAAGTTTATAACCAAGTAAATCAAAGTCCGGCTCGCCTGATAGCGTTGGATTAATTGTAATGGGCTGGTTAAATGTTTGCTGTACTCCCGTGGGGACAGGTGATCTGCCTGCCTGCATATCTTTGGATAATACAAACTCCCCCTCGTGTAAAAGTACCAGCCCAGTCTGTGGAACGAACCCACCGAATTGCCGACTGGTAAAACCCTTGACCCCCGCCTTAACTCCCTCGGCGGCTTTGCTAACAGCACCACTGATAGCATCCTTAATGCTGTTCCACACTCCAATTACTTTGTCGCCAAAATCTTTGATCCCCTGCCACATCTCGTCAATTTTGGTTTGGATGGCCTTTTGCATTTTAATAAATATCTCCTCGGCTATTCCAGGAAGGGTACTTAGAAACGCTTGTACCTTCCCAGGCCAAGAGGAAACATTAGTAGTAATCCATGTCCAGAGCTGTGTAAGCAATGCAATTGCTTTTGTTACTAAGTCGGTGAAAATTAAAGCAACCTTGATCGGAAGTACCGCCATCCACATTATAAAGTTAGCAATCATCTGCGGTATAGCAACGGAAATCCAACCGATAAAATACCCGATAGAGAACGGAAGTGTGGACAGCCAAAACTCGCTCCATGCGGTACTCACGCTTGTAATAAAACCGGCAATCCCGGCAATAATGTCTGTAATAAAAGTTGTAATTGCGCCCCACATCAGTTGTACGGATAAAACGATATTGTTTGCCGCCTCTTGGAACATAAACACGATACCCTCCCAATGATGGGCAATAACAACTGCGGCTCCCACTATTACCCCCACTAACAGAGCAATGCCAGCCACAATCAACGTGACCGTACCGGCAGCGGCTATTAATGCACCAGCCAGCAATACTCCGAAGACAACGGCTAGCGTACTAACGGCAATTACAATTGCGGCAACCACCTCCTGGTGTGACTGTAGCCAAGTATTAAACTCGGCTAGTCTAGCGGAGACATTATCAATTCCCCCGACTAAATTAAGGAGAGTTTCTACAAACCCCTTACCCAGAGTTTCCTGTATATCGTTAACTGTATTTTTCAAAACGTCTAACTGTCCACCAAATGTTTTTGCAGACTGGGAGGCAGTACCACTGAATCTATCGCTAAGTTCATCCAGTATGAATCTTTGGGCTTCTGCGGTTTTTCCCACATCCACCATGCCCTTAATCATTTTTTCCTGATCGTCTGTAAATATAATCCCCTGTCGCCTTAACCTTCCTAGTGCCTCGGCCGGATATGATAAAGCCAATCCCACAGCCTGTGCGGCGGCTCCTAAATCTAATTGCATAGCGGCGGCCATATCAACAGTAGCTTGGGTTGCCTCCTGAATTGTCTCCGTTCCTACTCCCAGTCGGAGCATTAAAGTAGAGGCGGAAACGATTGCCTCATCAGAAAATCTGGACATAGACTGCAATGACGATGCAAACTCCAATACCCGCTCCTGTACACCCGTTATGTTATCCCCCGTATTTGCAAGATTATTTAATGCCGCATTTAATCCAAATACCGCATCCTCGCTCTCCATAAAAGCCTGTACGCTAGTTACCGCAAAAGCAGTAGTAGCGGCCAGTCCTGCGGCCAAAGCTATTTTGGCATTTTTTAACTGCCCTACCGTGTTCTTGCCAAAACTACTGACGCTATCGGAAACTTGGTTAACAACTTTTGAGGCGTTATCCCTCGCTTCTAATAAAATCTCCAATGTCCTGCTATCGCTTGCCATGCTTTTATTTTATCGCTTAACCCTGGGAATTTTATACTTGGAAATGTCCGGAGCCTTATTTTTCTGCTTACTTCTTTCCGATATAGCCATCTCTTTGCCAAGTTTATACATCTTCATCGTCTGCACCCACCAGCTCGGCTGTTTCATTAGTTCAGTATAGGTAATCCCAAACCCATCACAAAGCGATATTGTCACAGTTTGTTTGTCCCCCAGAAGTTCGGGGTCATTGTGGTAGAAACTCTTAAATGCCTGAATCTTGACCAACTCTAATTTTTTTTTGGGATACTCGCTTCGTTTGCGATCTTGTTACAAGCTTCGGAAATCTGCTTGCCATCCTGTATTGGCATCTCCTTTACGGCCTGTACTAAATCGGTTAGTTCTTTACCACTAGGGTCAATTATTTTTACTACCACCAATTCAATAGCTTTGCTCTGGCTATCTATTGCTCCGACAGGATTAATCTCGGTAATTTTTTGTGTGTCTATATCAATTTTAGCCAAAGAGGCATAGGTCTTTTGTAATTCTAAAAACTGTCCGTAGTTTAATTCTTCCCGTATCGTTACCAAGTATCCCGAAGCAGTCTTAATATCTGTCATCTTGCCGATATTAGTATGATACCACTGAGTTTGTCAATGCCGCATGAACCAGTTTATCGGTCGTACCGTCAAATATAGCCTTCGCCTCTACGGAGATTTTGTTGTAGTCCTCGGCTATTGGAGTTTCGGTTGTGGTTAGCACTACCTTGGGGCAAGTGATAACTAAAACCTCACTTGATGGCCCATTCATCGTTAGGACAAATTCTACTTCGTCCATATTCTTGAATTTATCCCAGACGTTCGTTTTCATTGCAGAATCAAAATATCCCTCCATGCTGATGTTTACTTCCGACCCCGTGGTGTATTTGTATTGCGGTTCACCATCTCCACCGATAACGTACTTGTACTCAAGGTTATTGACCAGCTCAACCTCGCAGGATTGGAATGTCGCAATCGTTACTCCCCCGACTTTCACTTCTGCCGTGTCGGATCGCCATGCCGCTAAATCAGAATAGGCTGGGGTAATTGCCGCAACTTCGTTGAACCCCTTGGCTTTAATTTCGGCCATAACCACAATCGGCGCACCGTTAGAGACTGAAAACTTTAGGGTGTTTACGATTGATCCGAAAAAGCGTCCAGAGAGGTCTTGTAGGTTCTGTTCAATAGTATATGCGATTTTTTCTGCGGCCTCATTAAAGGTATGGACGTATGGCCCAGCACCAGTTGTTACCAAGTTTCCAAACCAGGAATATAGGAAGTGACCAACATTGTCTGCTAACAGTGGAAGCTCAAAACTACCCTCGTATGAAGCGTTGCCCTTTTGGGCATATAG